AGTGACCTGAACCTTTGACCCTACCTTCAATGTAGGAGCTGGTGTTGAGGAAGATGCAGGAGTTCCGGATTCAGTTGTAATATAGGTATCAAAGCCTGCAGCCTTTAATTTACTTTCCGTAGCTACGGCATTAGCTCTTACCCCGAATGCTCCAACTTGTACCTTATAAAGATTTCCAACCTTTACCATATAGGTATCAAATCCGGCTTTCTTTACTTTAGCCTCTAAGGCATCTGCATTTGATTTGTTACTGAAAGCTCCGGTTTGAACTCTATATAATACTTTAGAATCAGGAGTAGGCTTTTCTTCAACTCCATTTAATCTCTTATTTACTTCTGCAGCAATATAAGGAAATTTGCTTTCTAAATAAGGGCCGGGACAATTTGTATTGGCAAACCATTTATGCATTGTTAGATTACCCTTTTTATCTCCAGTAAAGTTCAATTGCTTAATACCATTTCTTTTGCAAATATCAACACAAAGTTCAATAGTCTTATTTAATGCTATATCACTTACTTTCCACTCTGGAGCGCCGGATTCATTTGCTACTTCAATGGTAACCGCTTGATTATCATTATCCGCACTTGAACTTGTCCAAGCTCGATTCTTTTCCTCCACATACATCCCAACTCTGCCTCTATTATCAACTCCATAATTGGAGCTCGCTTTACGAGAGGCTGGGGCAAATACATTTCCAATAGTCTCAACGGTTAAATTACCTGCCACGTGGTGGATAGTAATTTTCTTAATCTTATCTTTTCTTGGGTTGCTACTATTGGGGGATATCTTTGTATAGTTTACTAATGGGCTATTACTCATTTTACTTCTCCTCCTGTTCCGGATTAGATTGGGTACTAATCCTTGCACTATCGACCATACCTTCGCCAATTATGTAAGCGATTAGTACGGAGGTAGCTGAAATTACAGATACTACTTGTTCGATAGTTAATTCATTTACGTTAAACGCAACCATCATAGCTGTAATAAAACCAATTATAGCTGCCCAAAACTTTCTACTTGTTAATTTCTGTTTCCAATTAACCTTCATAATCAATTCCTCCTTCTTCAGATTTCATTCCATGTTCAATCTTAATCTTGTTTTCTGACTTGGCCTTATTATAGTAAAATCCAGTAGCTGTTGCAAGTTCTGCGAAGACGGCTGGAATTAAGTACATCAAGGGTGATAAGTCATTAGTCCGCCAGACCATCACGCCAGTGAATATACTTACTAATATAGCTGCAATTGATACTCCAATAAATATCTTCTTTGAAAACTCCATCTTCGTCCTTTGTTTCTTTCTGACTTTTGACATTATCACCCCTCCTTACTTATTATAATATTCAACCGCCTGTTCCTGTAAAAACTCTGTCATCTCATTACTGGCGTCCCTATAATATACAAGAGCTTCTTCCATAACTCCATTGACTTTTCCTTCTTTAATAGCTACCGAGTTAGCATAGGATAATTTCCCAACCGCTTTCATCATCCGCATCGTTAACAAATTTTCCTGCTTTCTTGCCTCAGCTCTACACTTCTGCTCTTTTTCTCGTTCTTTCTCCTTCTCCTCTTGCTTCCTCTTTTCCTCTGCTATGGCTTCATCTCTCTTGCGGTCTCGTTCTGTGTGTCGGTGCTGAATATACCAAATGAATAAAGCTGAAACAATCGGAGAGACAAAAGCTATGACCTCTGCTCCAATCATCAATGTTTGTCCTCCTTATTTAGTTGTTTATTTTTACATAAAATACAACTCCTTTCCTCCCACCCACCCTACATTTTTAAATTGAACTACTCAGCCAATTCGCCAAGGTCAAGGGCTTCAAGTTCCGCCTTTACTGCATCTTTCAAAATAGCCGGTACTTGTGAATAAGTCTTTCTTCCTGCGATGATAAGAGCTACATATACTATTACCATATCTATCCCTCCTTTCATAATGGTGAATATTAGATTTATTTTAGCCCACATAAGGCTCACCAACTAAGTCTTCATATTGCTGAGGAGTTATCCTGCCATCAGCCACATAACCTTGTAAAACTAATTTTACATCTTCTTTAATCTGCAGTGGAACCTCATCAAAGGTCTTTCTTCCGGCAATAATTAAATCTGCATATATTTTAGCCATCCTCTTTATCCTCCTTTACATTATTAGCATCTCAAAGATTTCAGTTAAAGCTACTTTGTTATCCAAGTCTGCTTTACGTAATACTGCAATTTCGCTATTAGCATTTTTTAAAGTAACTTCTAAAACATCAATATACTCTGATTGGGTATACTCTGTTTCATCATATTGCCAACCATTAAATTCATCTTCTTCAATTCGAACAATATTGGTTCGGACATATACAGTATTAAAATTGATTTCAACCTCAGGAACAGTATTCATAGTTCCTCTAACGCCATTTCTAATAATCATATTAAGCTACCTCCTTCTTATATTTTATTTCAATTCTGTTCCGCAGTGGTATTATAGTTTTGTTATTTAAACGAAACCCATCACACCAATTTAATAATCCTGAATAAGAAGCAATAGTACATTTGTTTGAATAACTAATTTCTTGCCCTTTGTTTAGCTGTTTTTGTATTTGATTCATGGCTCGCCTTAACCGCTTTTTTGTACTATTTCTCAATAAAGTAAAGTCTCCAAAACTTCGATATCCTACAAAATCAATTCCTCTAATATATGTTGGGAATACTTGCCAATTACTTTTTAATTTTAGTTTTAACTTAGTATCTAAATACTCCTCGATATCTTTTCGTAACTGGTGTAAGTGCTCTTTTGAATCTGATAAGATAACCATATCATCCATATATCGTAAATAATATTTTATTCCTTTAACTTCCTTGAGCCAATGGTCAAATTCTGATAAATAAAAGTTACCAAAATACTGGGAAGTATAATTACCTATTGGAACACCATTTTTATAACTATCTATAATCTCATCCAACAACCATAAAGTTTGTTTACATTTAATCTTTGTTCTAAATCGCTGCTTTAATATTTCCTTATCTATATTAGGAAAGAATTTCGCAATATCCATTTTTAAACAATATTGAGTACCTTCTCTATCTTTCATATACTTGTTCAATTTCTTATAGGCTTTATGAGAACCTTTATTAGGCAATGCGGCGTATGTGGTATCTATCATATTAGCTAATAATATTGGTTCTATAATTTGCATAATAGCCCAATGTACAATTCTATCAGGAAAGTAAGGTAAATCACAAATTTCTCTTTTCTTTCCTCTATCATATATTTCAAATATTTTATACCTTGAGGTATAATAAGTTTGTTCGGTAAGCATTTTTTGTATTTTAAATAAATACTTATCAGGATTTTTATCTACCTTGATTACTGCTGGATAGTGAGTTTTTCCTTTTCTCGCATTTATGTGAGCTAATCTTAAATTATCAATATCTACAATTTTGTGAAATAAATTACCGTATCTTTTCATTTGTGCTCAATCCTTTTCTGTGTTTATGTCGCCAATTTTTCGGATTGCCCTACTCAAATAGCTTTATCATTTTTATGTTTTGCCAAGCGGCAGGGCAATAAAGGTCTTTTTTATATCTCTACACATTAAGTAACGCGTGCTCCAATATTCGAATTCGAATTAGAAGGTGAATTATTCACATTCAATTGGAAGGTTCCAGTATTCGAAGCATTATTCCAATTGCCTCCGAAATTCGTAACGTACTCCGAATTGCAATTGCCGCCAACCCTCTACTGCCCGATGTCATTATTTATGTGGCGACATCAACCACAGAAAGCAACGCGCGCTCCAACAGCCGAAGCCGAATGAGAAGGCGAACTATCCACATTCAATTGGAAGGTACCAGCACTCGAAGCATCAGCCCAAGCGCCCCCGAAAGTCGCAACGCACCCCGAATCGCAATTGCCGTAGTCACAATAATAAGTGGTTTCAGAGCCTGAGGAGCCTCCTTCTTTAATAAAGAATCCAAGTTCATCTGTCCCCCATATATTCGAAATATATCCTGAAAAGTTAGCTGCGAAGGTTCCTCTACTTACGGCTCCGGTAGCATTATCTGTAAAATTACCATCTTGGGTATAAATAGTAGTTCCAACGGTGTGTAATCCGTCAATCCATTCCCAAATATTACCCCAAAAGTCTTCAATCCCATTACATTTAACTTGCTGATTCGTGGTATCATTTTTACCATAACACATACCAAGAGTATTTGTAGCTCCGGTGGTCTTTAAAGCTGAAGCATCTACATTACCTCTTCCTAAAGCAATCTGTGAAT